GTTAATTATTATTAATGGATGTTTGGAAATTCCCCTTAGAGAATCATAGTAATATAAAGAGTAATCTATTAGAGTTTATCGATAATGATCTGTTAGGTAAAAAGTTTATTGATTCGATTGATCATTTAGATAAGACAGATTTCTTTTCACATAGAGAAGACTTACCCTATTACTATCAAGTGTTCTATGAGAATGCACAGGATTATTACTGGGAAGTCTTAGATCGTTATTGTATAGAGAACATTGATCTTGAATCTGTATGGTATCAGCAGTATATAAAGAAGGATACACACGGTTGGCACGTACATCCAGCATCAAGTATATCCTTTGTGTATAACTTAGAACTAGAGAATAGTCAGAGTAGTACAGAGTTTTATGATAGAAAAAACAAGCAGATCGTACAGTTAGATGTGAATGAAGGAGATATACTTACATTCCCTTCATATCTAATTCATCGTTCTGCACCATTAATAGGTAAGAGAAAGACAATTATATCTGGTAATTACAACTTTGAGTTTGTAGATCAGTCGTTAATTACTATTGACAAATAGTATAAATTAATGTAATATGAAGTGGTAATTACACTAAGTTATGGCGAAAGGATTTACAGTTAAAGCTAAATCTCCCGTTGTTAAATCAGAACCAGATTTTGATTATGATAAAGCAAGGGAGATGGTGAAAGGTAAGACAGTTGTGTTCTGCTTACCTGGAAGAGGAGTATCATATGCATTTTTAAAGAGTTTTGTACAGCTATGCTTTGATCTGGTTCAAAGTGGAGCAAGTATCCAAATCTCACAGGATTACTCATCAATGGTCAACTTTGCACGATGTAAGTGCTTAGGTGCTAATGTTCTTCGGGGACCTGATCAGAAACCTTGGGACGGTAAGTTACAGTATGACTACCAGTTATGGATCGATAGCGATATTGTATTCAACACAGAGAAGTTCTGGCAGATAGTTCTTATGGATCAGGACATTGCCTCTGGTTGGTATTGTACTGAGGACGGCAAAACCACCTCGGTTGCACACTGGATGGAAGAAGACGATTTTCGCTCGAATGGTGGCGTAATGAATCACGAAACCATCGAAAGCATCTCGAAAAGAAAGAAACCATTTACTGTAGACTACGCAGGGTTCGGATGGTTATTAATCAAGCACGGTGTGTTTGAACATAAAGAACTTCCATATCCTTGGTTTGCTCCAAAGATGCAGGTCTTTGAATCAGGTGAGGTTCAGGATATGTGCGGCGAAGACGTCTCGTTCTGTTTAGATGCGAAAGAAGCAGGTTTTGAGATCTGGTGCGATCCTCGTGTTCGTGTAGGACATGAAAAAACAAGAGTTATATAACATCTATGAGGGTGAGGAAATACTCTACGAGAACCTCACTCAAGATGAATACTTTAACGCAATGGAAGACCTTGCCTATGAGTACTATAACAATGGTGCTCACAACCCACAAGGTCTACGAACTGAAATTATTATTAAAGAGGATTAAATGGCAGTAAGAACCACCACAGGTGCATGGGGAAATGTTGAGTTAGAATCAATCCCGAAGAAGTCTCGACAGGGAAGAGGAAAGCATACCAAGTATGCAGCAACTTCTAGAAATAAAGCAAAGAAAAGGTATAAAGGACAAGGACACTAATGTCCGATTTCCAAGTATACGAATCAGAAATTGTTAAATCCCGTCATAGTGATATGTCGGGATTTATTGATATGGTTGCAAATAATCCTCCTCAACAAGATGTATTTGCAAATGAGTTTACTTGGAATTATGCAAGATATAATGTATTTGGTTTATTAAGTACAAATCCTGATGTCTATAACTTATATTGTGAACTCAATGCGATTGTATATGATTTCTTGGATGATCAAAAAGTAGATACAACTCAAGTATGGATGCAATCATGGTTGAATTACCATAATCCTTCTGAATTACTTGACTGGCACGATCATAAGTGGCCATATCACGGATATATTTCAATACGACCTCAAAATACAACCACAGTATTTGAAGATATTAATATTTTAAATGAAGTAGGTAATGTTTATATTGGTAGGGGCAATCGAAAACATAGCGTCCAACTCAATTCTGATCAATTATTTGAAGAAAAACGAATCACCATAGGGTTTGACCTTGATATTAATGTAAGTAGACTATCTAATAATATAGGACTAATCCCTTTTCCTAGAATTCAGTATAAATAAAAGATGTAAATAGTACTAAATATTGCCTTTTCGATGTCAATAACACGAAAGTCTAGATCATTTAAAGATATTAGTTTCTCTTTTGAACCACATCCAGTGACAAAAGATCTACCTGTATTGAAGAATGAACGTGCAATTGTAAGATCGGTAAGGAACTTAGTAGAGACTATTCCTACCGAAAGATTCTTTAATTCAGAACTTGGAACTAGTATTCGTGCAAGTTTATTTGAAAACTTTACACCTACACTCACAATGGTGATTGAAGATCAGATAAATGAGACAGTAATGCGTTATGAACCAAGAGTTAGTAATCTAAGAGTTGAATTAGATCCTTATCCTGATAATAATGCCTTTAATGTAGTTGTTATATTCGATATTGTTGGATTAAGAGCACCAACTCAGTCATTTACTTTCCTATTAGAACCAACCAGATAATAATATGTCATTCACTCAATTTGCCAATTTAGATTTTACTGAAATCAAGGCTCAAATAAAAGATTATCTTCGTTCAAATAGTAATTTTTCTGATTTTGACTTTGAAGGATCCAACTTTAGCGTCCTAATCGATACACTTGCCTATAATACCTACATTAATGCCTTCAATGCTAACCTAGTTGCGAATGAAACCTTCCTAGACTCTGCAGTTATAAGGGAAAATGTGGTTTCTCTTGCTCGTAACATAGGTTATGTACCCCGTTCAAAATCTGCTGCAAGGGCAACGATTTCATTTAATGCTACAAGTGGTAATTCTACACAAAGACTGTACCTAAAACCAGGTTTAGTGTGTGTAGGAGAGGCAAATGACACTACATATAGGTTCTCAACTGTTGAACCACATACAGCATCACTAGTTAATGGTACAGCAACCTTTACTGACATAGAAATTTTACAAGGAACTCTGTTAGAAAAGAGTTTCATCATTAATACATCAAAAGATCAGAGATATATTCTTTCAAATAGTGATATTGATGCCAATACTATCAAAGTTTATGTTTCTGGACCTGCTGATACGGGTATTGGAAGGGAATTTGCTAAGATCGACAACATTTTAAATATCAATAAGAACTCTGAGATCTTCTTTATACAAGAAGTACAGGATGAAAAGTATGAAATACTCTTTGGAGATGGTTATTTTGGTAAAAAATTAGAAAATGGTTCAAAAGTTACTGTTAGATATGTCATTACTGATGGTGAAGAAGGTAATGGTGCAGGTGGTAAATCAGGTACTGTAGGAAATTTTGATTTTGCTGGCGTTTTTACAGATAAAACCCCTAATGATATCAATGCATTAACTGTTATTCCTGATGCTGGTATTTCAGTAACTACTGTTCAGAACGCTTCTAACGGTGCTGAAGTAGAAGACCTTTCCTCTATTAAGTATTTCGCACCTAGACTGTACTCAGCACAGTATAGAGCAGTTACAGCAAGAGATTATGAGGCAATTATCGCTTCCATTTACACTAGAACAGAGTCAGTTGCTGTTGTTGGTGGTGAAGAATTAGATCCACCCCAATTTGGTAAGGTTCAGATCAGCATCAAACCTAAAAATGGTACTTATGTATCAGATTTTGATAAACAACAGATAAAAAACAAACTTAAGAGTTATTCAATTGCTGGTATTAATGCAGACATTATTGACCTTAAGGTTCTTTATGTTGAATTGGACAGCACAATCTATTACAACTCTGCTAAGGTTTCAAATTCAAATAATTTAAAATCAACCATTACTAGTACTTTAACAGATTATTCTAAGAATATTGATATTAATAAGTTTGGTGGTAGATTTAAGTATAGTAAGGCACTTCAATTAATTGATAGAGTCGATTCTGCAATTACTTCTAATATTACTAAAGTTAAGATTAGAAGGGATATGAAGGTACTGGTTAATCAATTTGCACAGTATGAATTATGCTTTGGCAATAGATTCCACATTAATCCTGAAGGATTTAACATTAAGAGTACTGGATTTAAGGTTTCTGGTTCAGATGAAGTTGTCTTCTTAACTGATGTTCCTAACAAGAATGATAAAGGTGATCTTGATGGTAGTCATAAGGGAGTATTAAGTGCGATTTCACGAGATAAGAAGAATGAACTACGGGTTATAGTTAAATCAATAGGAACTGTTGATTATAAGAAAGGTGAAATTTTATTAAATACTATTAACATAACAGAAACAAACGCTGTTAACGATATAGTTGAGATACAGGCATTCCCAGACTCCAATGATGTTATTGGATTGAAGGATTTATACCTAAGTTTTGATGTTTCAAATACTACGATAAATATGGTTAAGGATGTAATTGCTTCGGGCGAAGATGTATCAGGCGTTGTATTCTCTAGAGATTATTACACTTCAAGTTATTCAAATGGGAAACTGGAAAGGGAATAAAGTATGTTAAATGTCGATAATAGGGTAAAAGTCAATAAAATAATTGAAAGTCAGTTACCTGAGTTTTTAATTAGTGACTTTCCAAAGGCAACTGAATTTTTTAAGCAATATTATATCTCACAAGAGGCACAAGGTGCTCCATCTGACCTCATTAGCAACTTTGATCAGTATATTAAGGTTGATAACCTAGTTCCAGAGGTTGTAGTTGGTGTAACTACCCTTTCTGCAGACATTTCAGGTGCTTCTACTACTATTAATGTTTCTTCAACAAAGGGATATCCTGCTGAATATGGTCTTTTAAAGATTGATGATGAAATTATTACCTATACTAGTAAGACTGATACATCATTTACAGGATGTATTCGTGGATTTAGTGGTATTACTGGTTATAATGTAGGTATTTCCTCTTTTATTGATGATGTTAATAAAGAAAGTTTAGTTTTTGAGAATACAGCTGCTGCAAGTCACATTGCAGATGTTACTGGTACACAATCAGTTACTAATTTAAGTGTACTCTTTATTCAAGAGTTCTATAAAAAGTTAAAAAGAACATTTTTACCTGGTTTAGAGGATAATGACTTTACTCCAGATCTTGATGTTGGTAACTTCATTAAACACGCAAGATCTTTTTACCAATCAAAGGGTATTGAAGAATCTATAAAGATACTATTTAAAGTTCTTTATGGTGTAGAATCTCAGATATTAGACTTAGAAGAGCGTTTAGTTAAACCATCTGATGCTGAATTTATTCGTAGAGAAGTTATAATTGCTGATCCAATCAGTGGCGATCCATCTAAATTAGTGGGTCAGACAATTTACAAGTCAACTGATTTAAGAACAAATGCTTCCGTTTCAGAAGTTGAGATATTAACAAGAGAAAATAAGGTATATTACAAACTTTCTTTGTTCGTTGGATTTAATGATAGAGATCTAATTGAAGGAACTTTCACAATTCCAGGTAAAACTAGAGTTCTAGAGGCAGTTTCTGTAAATGCATCTATTATATCAGTTGATTCAACAGTCGGTTTTGAACATACTGGAACAGTTTTATGTGGTAATAATACAATTTCATATACTTCAAAGAGTATTAATCAATTCTTTGGATGTACTGGTGTTACTGATGCAATTACTATTGGATCAGATTTAAGATCAGATGAGGTTGTGTTTGGTTATGAGGATGGAGATTTAGAGAAAAAGGTAGAGTTAAGAACTACTGGAGTTCTTTCTAAGTTTATACCAGTCTCAGATATTTCATTAGTTAATGAAGGTGAGAGTGTATATGTTAAAAATGTAGGTGAATCAATATTAAATCCTGATTCTGATTACTCATATAAACAAATATTTGCTAATTCTTGGATATACAATACATCTTGTAGATTCCCAATAAGGACTGTTAATAAACCAGATTTTGTTTTAGAGACAGATATTGACAAATCAAGTTTAAAGGTTGGTGATGTTGTTGATGTTCTAGAAAGGAATAGTAATACAATTGCACAATCTAATGTAATTGTATCTTCAATTAATAGTTTTACAAAAACTGTAACTTTAAATGGTGTTGCCGCATTTAATGCAGATCCTTTAAAGGAATATGATATTTTAAGAAAACTAAAAAAATCTAATAGTTCTGGTATTGAACTTAAAGATGGTAATGATGAAATTATTTCTGATGTATTAAATGTTTATGTTGATGGTGATATTGATGGTTATGTTGCTTCAAACTCATTACCAAGTTATACTATAAGTTCTAATATTATAAAGTCTGGAATTTCAACAGCAGATTCTACTCATATTACAGGTTATGATGTAGACCTTGAAAAATATAACGAAGTTACGTTTGATAATCCTATTGAATTTATTACAGGTGATTCACTTGTATATACTACAGATGGCACAGCAATTCCAGGATTAGTATCAGGTCAGACTTATTATGTTGAAGTTTTAGTTATAGATCCAGGAAAAATTAAATTATACCTCTCTAGAGGACTGATTGGTACTGCAACTAATGTTAAATTAGAGTTACAACCTTTAGTAGGTAATCATAATTTTACTAAACTCTCTCAAAATAATAAAAAGTTAGCACCAAATAAAGTTTTAAGAAAATTCCCATTATATCAAGATTTATTTGTTGCAAGTAAAGGAGAAACACCACTTAATGATATTGGTATGATGGTTGATGGTGTTCAGATAAGAACACCAATATCAGAAGATTATATTTTCTATGGACCATTAACTTCTGTTGAAGTCTATAATAGTGGTACTGGGTATGATGTTATAAACCCACCAAAGTTAATTATTGATGATAGTACAGGTACAACTGCTCTACTAGAACCAGTTGTTAGTGGCTCAGTTAAGAATATATTCGTAGATCCACACGAATTTGATATAAATGATGTAATTTCAGTTTCTATTACTGGTGGTAATGGTATTGGATGTCGATTAGAACCTGTTGTAAGTAAAAGAGTTCGTGAATTATCTTTTGATAGTAGAGATGTATTCTTTGCTGGTGGGTTATCGATTGAACAAGAAACAATTACATTCACCACAGAGCATAATTTATCAAATGGTGAGGTAGTTTACTATAATAGCAACGGTAATGCCAATCTTGGTATAGGTCCTGCATTTGATACTACAAATACTTCAGATGGATCATTAGCAACTGGTGCTCCATACAATGTTAGTGTTGTTAATACAAAAACTGTTCGTCTTTATAATTCTTATGAAGATGCAATGACAGGCATTAATACTATTGGATTATCTACTGCTACTAATGCAAGTGGTATTCATAAGTTTAGAACATCTACTAAGAATGTATTACAATCAGTTAAAGTTTTAAATTCTGGTTCTGGATATGAGTATAGAAATTTACATATTAAACCATCCGCAGTTTCAGTAGCGTTTGATACTATAAACTTTAAAAATCATGGATTTAGTAATGCAGATCTTGTTGAATATTCATCTGCAGATGTTACTATTGGTGGATTAAGTACATCTAGTGCTTATTACATAATGAAGATAGATGATCATTCATTTAGATTAGCAGATGCAGGAATTAGTACTACACCATCAAAGGTAAATTATAATAGAGGTGAGTATGTTGGATTAACTTCTACGGGTTCTGGTCTACAGTCATTCAAATATCCTGATATTTCTGTAAATTGTGAGGTTTCTTATGCTTCAACAGTTACAGGATCATTTAATTTCACACCTATTATTACTGGTGAAATATCTCAAGCATATTTGTATGAAGAAGGAGATAATTATGGATCTACAATTCTTAATCATGAAAAAAATCCTGTTGTAACAGTAAAAACTGGAAGAGATGCTGAACTAAAACCAATCGTAGTAGATGGTAAAATTGTTGATGTTCAAGTTTTGAATAGAGGAAAAGATTATTTCTCATTACCCTCAATCTCAGTAGAAACAACAGGTATTACAACCACTGGTGTTACTGGTAGTGGTGCTATTTTAAGACCTGTTATTACTGATGGAAAATTAACAGATGTTATAGTAATTAATAGTGGTATTGGATATAGTGTTGATAAGACAAATTTATATGTAGAGACAACTGGTAAGAATGCACTATTTGAACCTAGAGTTAGAAAACTAACTGTTGATAGTAGAAAAAGATTTGGTACATTTGCATTAGAAGGTAACGATGAGGATCTATACTTCAGTTTGTATGGATATAATGAAGATATAGCAAATACTTTTGGTGATGGTGGATCGGCACACTCTCCTAT